GCCGCCTGCCCCGCCACCCGTCACGGAATGGGAATTCATCGACGTAAGGCAGCCGTCGAAGCCCATCAGCTACAACGTCGGCGTGGCGGTCTGTTGGTTCCTGCTGTTCGGTGCCGCGTTGGCTCCAATCCAGTTTCTAAGGTAGGTACCCCTTACGGAGTAGTCGGAGGATATTGGCTAACGTCAGGGTTAAGGTGTTGTCCGAGTCTCTTCTGAGACATCCGCGTATCGATCTGTTTGGTAATGTAGGGCACCGCGAGATTTCCGAGTCCCGGCGCGACCTTGGCCGCGAGAAGATGCGCGGCGCCGATAGCCCCCTTCCGCGCCATCTCCATCATTAACTGCGTCGTGTCGGACCCCTTGGTCCGCGCCAGTTCGTCGGCGGACGCGGAGCGGGCCAGGCGCTCGTGCAGTGTCATCAGGTGATCCCACGTTTCCTGCGGGATGCTCTTGGCCGGCGCGTAGGGGTTCGGACCGTGGCGTTCCATCCACAGGCTCTTCATGTATCTGTCCATCGCGCCGAAAGTAATCACGCGGTCGCTGCCGTTGGTCACTTTCAGTTTCATGTCGGCCAACCGTTCAGCCGCGTTGATCGGACCAGAGTCGGCTTTGTAGTTATCCATCATCGTCCGATATTCCGGAGCGCCCGTGGTGATGGCGCTGTCTGTCTTGTCGAGCAAATCACCGAACTGGCCGCGCACATGCGCCAAATCTGTATCGGTGGCCATGTCTTTGACCTTGCGCGCCATCTCCGCGCGAAGTCCATACAACTCCTTTGCCCCCAGCGTGATCGGTTGCCCATTGTCGTCCGTCAAAGCGTCGAGAAACGGCTGAAAAGCTTTCCGCAGATACGAATTGAACTTCTCTTTCGGGTCGGACAGGACGCGGTTAATATGATCGACCACGGAAGCTGCGCTGACTGGTTCGCCGTTCGGATTGTCGCCAAAAACCGTTTTCTCGGCATCCTGCCAGCGTTGTTCTCGAACGTCCTTCATGGTGGCGATGTCCTCACGCGGCGGAACAACGTCATCGATATGCCGATGATAGAGTTCATTGTTGGCTTTCTCGTGATCGTTGAAGCCCTCGCGGAACTCTTGGCGCAACCCCTTGGCCTCACGCGACACACTCGGATTTAGTTCGATTTCGGCCTTTGTCTGCGCGGCCCCTGGAATGATGTCACGCGCATCGCCCGGTTGCGGCGTCCGCATCAGATCGGCCAGTTCCATGTCGGCTTGCTGGCCTTTGATCTCCCGCGCGGAGCGTCCGAACGACGTGTCCCCATTCAGATCCCGCGATGCCGCCGCGCCGACGCTGCCTGGAACGGGAGCGCCTGGCGGGACCGGTGGCGGCGTGACGGCGGGAGGCGGCTCTGCCTGATTGAAGCCCTCCATCAACGGAGCGGCGCGCGTTCCCTGGTTCGGCGAACCCCGATCCGGCGCGGGTGGTGGGTTCTCCGTTATGTCGTGCTGAATGAGCGTTTGGATCGCGTTGCGTGGATCGAGTTCCGACACGTCTGGCGCGAAACGTTCAGGCACGAACCGAGGGGGCGCCGTTTGCTGCTCGAATCCTTTCATATTCGGATTGATGCGCGGGGCAACCGCCATGTCAGCGGGCGACGGTATCCTGGCTTTCAACGGCGATAGCGCGCCGATCACCTGGGCGCCCATGTAAGCGTCTCGGCCCAACTCTGGGGAATATAGATTCCCGATCTCATAGGCGCCCTGACCGATGGCGCCACCGGCGGCGCCAAGAACGCCTCCCACCAGATTCATTCCCGGCGAGATGACCCAGGTATTGATCGGATTCCCACGATTGAATTGCTCTCGGCCCGCCACGGCTTCCGGGTCGGTGCGCCCAGCGGCCCCGGTCCTGAACCCCTCGGTCGTCGCGTTGACGATGCGGGTGGCGATACCATCACGAGGTTCGATGTCTGTATTGTCCGTCCCCGGCTCCCGGTATGCCGACATATCGACGGACGCGGGAAGGGATACCTTGATCGGGTTCGCATCCAAATAGCTCGCGACGGATGCTTCCGGATAACCGGCCGCGATGGCTCCTTCCTGGGTTGCGTTGGACGGCGGCTTCGGCGGCGCGGGCGCGTAGCCATGATCGCCCTGTTGGGCGGCCTGACCTTGATATGCCAACCACGGAGCGCCCTGCTGGGGCGTCGCCGTTGGCGTCTGGTATTGCTCCCACGGGCCGGCCATTACGTCGCTGGCTCCCAACTGGTGGGACTGGCCGGGTTGCCACCCTTAAAGCGGAATCCGCCCTGAACCGTGCCGACAGTGGGAGGCGCGGGCGTCGTCGAAGTGCTCGGCGGCTGCATCGAGATCGGCCCCGACTTGCTGTTGACCACGGCGGACGGATTTGCCCGCGAGACGATATCAAGCGCGCGTTTGATCTCTGGCTCCTGAAGTCCCTTCGACCATTGTTCATAAGGTTGCCCGGAGATGGCGCCCATCGCCCCGGCATAGACCTGCGGGTTGCGCTGGCCGTTCCATGCGCGGTCGAACTGAGCCAGCGACGCATATTGATGCGTCTGTCCGAATTTCGTTTCGTTGTCCGCGAAGTGGGACAGCGCGGCTTGCGAGTAATCCTGATTCGCCTGATTACTGATCAGTTGCATGTCCAAGATCGATTTGTTCGTGGCGTCCTGAAGGTTGACGCTCGGGTTGGCCTCCTTGAACAGCCTGATGGCCTGATAACCGCCGCGTGCGCCCAGCACGCCCCGCTCCTGGGTGCCCGCGCCGACCAGCGCCATCTTCGAGAACGCCTGCGCCGCGTCCGAGCCGGAGAGGTTGGCCGACTCCTTTTCCCATCCGGTGACGGATGCCGGGAGCCAGCGTTGCAACCAGTTCGATGCCGCCGTTCGCGCCTCGGTGCCGCTGCCGGTGCTGAACCGTTGCAGCACGTCCTGCATTTCCTTGATGCGGACCTGATCGGCCTGCGCCTGACGGCCGACATCGCCAATGGCGCCGATCTCTTTGGAGTCCCGGTCGTATTGTGACTCGGCCACTTTGTAGGCCGCCGGATCGCGCTCGACCTGTTGCTGAGCGGGCGAAAGCCCAGGCAATACGACCTTGGGTCCGCCGCCCGCTCCCGCCCCACCACGCCCCTGCGGCTCGGGGATGCCTGGCGGCAACGGGCGTTTGGGGACCTGAACGGTCTCCTTGGTCACGTCGTTTTTGATCGTTTCCATCCCCTGATAGACATCGGCGGCGGTCGAATAGTTTACCTCTTCCTGTGGTGTCAGCGGGATCCCTTGGTTTTTCTTGGCGGCCAACTCGTTCAGCGTCCGCAGCGCGCTGGCCTCCGGGCCGGTGCCGGTGATGCCCGATGGGTTCTCCGTCAACCATCGCATCTCTCCACCGGGCATCACTTCGAATTGCCTCCCAGAGGCGGTATCCGTGCCGATGCGGGGCGTCGGCGGCCCGGCGTATTTGGTTTCCCCGGTATATTTGTTGCGGATCATGCCGCCGCCCGCGTCTTCCCATCCCGTCTTCTGCTGCTGTTCGGTATAGTATTTCTGCCGTTCGAAGTTGGCCTGATCGACCGCCGCCTGATTGGCCAGGTATTGCTGTTGCAGCGCCGTGTTCCGTTGTTTCGCCGCCTCGATGAATGTCGCGATTTGCCCCATGGGCGTCCGTGCCTGGACCATGCCGGCCACGATCTCGGTGTCGGCCGCCGTAAGGCCGCTGGGCAGCACCGGCTTCGGCGGAATGGCTCGCTGTAGCGCGGGCGGCGGCTGGAGGACCGGCGGCTTCGCCTGCGTGGCGGGCGCGGCTGTTGGCGCGGCGGCGGTCTGCGTGGTCGGTGGCGGCGCCAGCGTGTTCCCCGGCAGGCCGATCGTGACGCCCGGCAGGCCGGTTCCAGCCATCATCTTGTTGGGCGCGGGAGGCGGCGCTTGCAGCGGCTTTCCGCTTTCGTCGAGGATCACGTTGGGCCGCGGGGCGGCCGGTGCCGCCGTTGGCACGACCACGCCGCTCGCGTCGGCCACGTCCGTGCCGCCCAGCCGCATCGCGGTCTTGGTCTGGGCAACCGCATCAACCCCGCCGACGAGCGCCTGCAACGCCGCGTGGCCGGGATACTCCGGCGGCGCCTGCATGGCGAAACCGCGCGCCTGGAGTTCTCTGACGACTGTCGGATAAGCCGCCGCCGCGTCGGGTTCCGGCATGTTCAGCAGCGCGGTCGCGGCCTGTTTTACCGCCGCCGTGTTGGGGTCGTCGGCCTCCACCCTCGCGTTCGGATCGGCGCTCGGCGCGATCGCGGGCGTGACGGCCGGCACGGTTGGGGCGGCTCCCACACGAGGCCCGGCGTTGGGATTGGCGGCCGGCGCGGCGACGATTGGCGTGGTCGGCGGGAAGTTCACCTTCGCGTTCGGGTTAACGCCCGGCGCGGTCGGCGGGACAACCCCCGGCGCTGCTTGCGGCATACCCGGCTGAGCGGCACCCGGCGCGACGACTGGCGTGGCGTCCGGCGCGGCCGCGACCCTGGCCTGTCCTGGCCCGTAGCCAACCTTATAGAAGTTGTGCCCGCCAATGACCGCCGATGGGGTTCCCTGTCCCCAGGATGGAGCCTCGCGGCCAAGCGCCTTCTGCGCCACGGGCGCGTAGAAATGCGTGGCGCCTCCGGTCGGGTCCGCCGCCTTGCCTGACATCGCGGGACGCACGACGTTGTTCAGGATCGCCTGATATTGCGGGTCGGTCGGCTGCATCGCCTCCAACCGCGCTCGTGCGGCGCCGCCGTTCCACGGCTCGAACTGGTTGGGCGAGAACACCACATCACGCGGCGAGACGCCCGCACTCTTGGCACGGGTGTTGATGACGTGCGCGACGGCGATCTGTCCGGTGAGCGGTTCGTTGCCCGCCTCCCCGGCGATGGTCCGCACCATCGCGTCCTCATCGAGACTGACGCCAGGGGGCAGCATCTTTGGCGTGAACGGCGTGCCCGGCTCGTATGTCCCACCCACCCCCGCGCCCGTGGTTCCCTTCGTGTTGTTGGTCAGAGAGTCGATCAGCCTTTTGCCGCCCGCCATCGCGTCGGCTTCCCGCGCCTGTTCAAGCGCCAGATGTTGCCGGTTGATATCGAGGTTGCCGAGTTCCGATTGCGTCTTGGCGATCGCCGCGTCCACCGCCGCCGGATTGTACAAGATATTCGGGAACGGGTCCGGAACGTTCCACTGCGTGAACTGGGGCATCGCGCGCTACCTCAAATCTGATACCCGGCACCGCCGGGCAAATAGTAACTATCAGGCTGCTGCGACCACGTATTCGGCGCGACCGTTGGGTTGGTCGTGTTGAGCGACCCCCAGGACTGACCAGGCGTGTAGCCACCGTTCATCAGCCGGTTCTGATACGTCGAGTTATTGAGATAGCTGTTGACGGTGTTGCCGATCCCCTTGGCCGTGTTGGAATAGATCGATGTCTGCGCGCTGCCCTCGCTCAGATCGGTCTGCGCGATGCCGGTGCCGGTGTTCTGCGATGCCGACGCGCTGCCCGTCGCCGCGCCCTCGCCGAGTTTGCTAAGATCAAAAAGGCGATTGTAGTAATCTTTGAACGATTGGTCAGCCAACCCGCTGCCAAACGCCTGTTCCGCTTTCAGCACGGCGCCGCTGCGTCCGAACCCTTGCGCCGCCGCTCCCGCGTCAACCGCGCGCAAGCCCTGGTCGAGCTGGAACTGGTAGCCGGGCGACGTGTGGAACTGCTGCATCGCGGCGTCGTAGCCTTCCTGGCCGAACTGCCCGGCGGCGTTCTGTAGCTGCGGAAGCGCCCCCTGCCCCGCCGTGCGCCACGGTTCGAGGTCAGCGCGCGACTGCTCCAACGCCTGCCGCTGCGCCGCGTTGGCCTTGTCAGCCGCGCTCGACGCGGCGTTACTCGAAAGCAGGGAGCTTCCGATCCCGGCGGCACCTGATACGCCGGCGCCGATGAGCGCGGCTGTTCCCGCGCTTATGCCAAACGGCATGGCTTAGTCCTCCACCAGTTGATGCTCGGCGGCGATGACCGGCTCGCCCTCCGGGTCGGCGTGATCCGCGTTGTGCAGACAGGCGATGGTCGTGTTGTCGGTCAGTGTCATGAATTTATGCAGCGCGTAAGCCTCGATCCTGATCATGGCGGGCGCGATGAACTCGCCGAGCAGTTCATCATTCTTCCACACATGAACCGCGCCTTGCACAACCATGGATATATGACTATGCGCGTGCGCGTGTTGTGGCAACAGCGTGAAACAATCCGGCACCGACCAGAGTTTACAGTAAATGCCTGCGTATAACACGAGTTCGCTCGTCGGCTGGTTCTCCGCGCGTTTCATGTCTCACACCTCATGCTCACAATGACAACGATCCTGTCACAGTCTCCGTTATTCTCAATCGAATGCGTCAAAAGGTTATCGAACGTGAAGATGTCACCTTGCCGCATGACGACCGCATCTTCCTCGCAACGAACCAGCGCGGACCCAGCCAGCGTGATGTGACACTTGCAGTTGTAAAACTCAGGCGCCCAGTTCCCCGCGTCCGAGTGCGGCTCGATCGCCTTTCCCGGCGGCAGCTTCGTGATCAGGATCGAACCCAGTTCCGTTGCCTGAACCCTTGTCATCAGCGCGAACACCATCGGCCGCAGCGACGGCAGAGCGTGCCATGCGGGCCAGAACACGTTGCGGTGCTCCGTCCGCCGCGTCTCCATCGTCACATCCGCCTCGGGCATGTAGCGCACGGTGATGTCCGTCATCGCCGCGTGGGGTGTGCCAGGATACAGCCGCCGTTCCGGGTTACGGTCCCACAGGTGCGACGCGCGAGCCAGTTCCAGCATCACCGGAACCACGTCAACGCCCGAGGCGAGTTGAACAAACCGGCTCACCGAACTCTCCGCGCGTTCAACACGCCGTAAGCCACCATCGATGACACCCCAAACCCAGCCAGCGCGTTCAGGTGCATTGTCTGAGCCGCGCTGTTGAGCAGCCGCACCCGGCCGACCGTCAGCGCCTGATGCTGCCCCGCCGTGAACGTCGCCCGCAGGCTAACGTATCCCTCGCTCTCCAAAGTCCCCGGCACCGCCGCCGCGGCGGAGTTGATCCAGGCCGCGAGGACGTTGACCGTGGTCGTGCCCGCCGGTTGGAACACCACCGTGCCCCACAACTCCCAGTCGCCTGGCGTGAGGTTCAGATGCGTGACGCTGGCCGCCGTGCCGCTGCCCAGGCCGGCCGCGGAGCCGACAGGCACGGAGATCGTCCGAAACTCGCCTATGTTGCCCGCCCCGGCCTCGCTGCCATTGGTGACGGAATTGCCGCCCGAGACCAGTCCCGCGAGTTCGTCCGCCACGGACTGGTGATACTCCGTCCACGCCTGCGAGTGCTGCTGGCCGGTCGCGTCGTCAACGATCGGCGGATCGTAGAATGGCGGTTGCAGCGCCATCACGAATCTCCGGGCGCGATATCGGCGTCGGCCGCATATAAACGGGTGAGACCGTGCGTCGTAATCCTGAACGTCCGCTGCCGGAACGAACCGAGCCGGGTTGTATAGACACGCTTGCGCGTCTCACCGGTCGCTCCGGTCGCCAAAGTCCGCGCCGGCTTCCAGTTTCGAGAACCGTCATCGGACCAGTCCAGCGTAACCGGCCCCGCCACGGCCGCGCCGCCGACCTCCATCTCGATCTCGATCCGCGAGCAAAACGCCCGCCGCGTCTTCGCCCACAACGGCGGGAGCACCGCCTGCCTGATCACGGTCACGCCCGCGTCTTCGGCTTGCATGAACAGCGTGTAGAGCTGCCCGGTCGCGCGGTCGCCGAACAGGTGCAACGCGTTGTTGTCGGTCGCCGCCATCCAGGCCGCCCACGGTGCGTTCCCGTCCGTGCTGGTCGAGCGTTCGTGCCATTTATCGGTGGCCACGTCATAAACCAGCGTGCGGTCATCCAAGGTGGTTAAACAGTAAAACCAATGGCCGCGATAAGCGTGCGTCACCGCGTCGAGGCTGACTGAGTTGCCCGCGATGATCGCTTCGATCGCGTGCGTGGATATTCGTTTCGGCGTGTAGCCATTGCTGCGGTAGACGATGCCGTCGATACCCACCCAGAACAACGACTGATCGGCTTTGCAGACCGAGAGCGGCGAGCCGGTGCCGATCGGAACCACACCGCCAGCCATCCGCCGGAATGGAAAGAAGCTGACGCCCGGCGTCGTTTCCAACCCGCTCGATCCGGCATTGTACCAGACCTCGAATCCGTTTTCACCGATCGTCCAGACCTGTTCGCGATGACTGATGACGCGCCTGACCGCATTCGGCATCGCATCGCTGAAAACAAAGTCCAACGCATCGAAACTGGTCGGATCAAGCAATCGCGAGATGAACCACTGCGACGTGTCGCCCAGCGAACTGAATGCGAAATACCCATCCACGTAACAAACAGATGAGGCGCCGGGGTAGTCGGGATCGGTGATCAGGTTCAGCGCGTCGCCGGGGAGATGTCCGCAGGTATAGGCGCGCGGCGGGACGCAGATCACGGCGGCGATCGGTCCCGCCGCGATGGTCACGAAGCTATTCCATGGGCTGGTTCCGGCGTCCGCCGTGCCAACGTCGAGCAGGATTTCCAATGCGGGCGCGCCGCCGGGGACAAACCGCAGCCGATACGCTTTCGTGCCGCTGACGAAATAGATCACGCCAGGGGCTCCGTCGTTCATCGCCAAAATTGGATCTGGGCCAACAGAGAGATACGGCACCAACCCAGGCGTCGAGACCAACGGCGTTGTCGTGCGCGCATCAGACGGCGCCTGCTCCACGAACAGGTTCAGCAGCTTCTTGGCGGACAACGGCAGCGACGGATGCTCGTAGATTTCCGTGGGAAACGGAATCCGTTGCATCCCCTTTTTCGGGGATAATGCCTCTTGCAGCTTGTCGAGCGTGTCGCTCATCGCATCTTCCGCACCGACAGGCGGCCGCCCGCCTGCATCGTCGAAACCCCGAAATTGGCTTGCGCCACGAGGTAAATCGTGCCGGGTGCCGTTAGGGTAATCTGGCCGGGACCAACCGGGATCGTCTGCGCCGCGCCGGTCGTCAGGCCGCCCGCGAGCGTGGTTTGCAGCCCACTTGTCGGGCCGGGAAACGCCGCCGTGACGATGTTGATCCCGATGTTCACGCT